TAATGAAGATATTTCACCAGATTATGATGATAATTTTGGTGGTTGGGTAATGAGTTAGAATATGAGTAACTGGGGAAAAGGTTCTGAAAATAATAATATAGGTTGGGGGCAAGCAGCTCACACATCAACTAATGGCTGGGGTGAATCTCATAAAACAAGTTATGCTGGTTTAACAGATATTGTTGGTGATCCAGCTTTAAGCATTTCTTATCCTGCTAGTGCTTTATGTGAAAATGCAAGTAACCCTACGCCAACTGTAAACGGTAATGAAGGTTCTGGTACATTTAGTTCAACTACTGGATTAGTGTTTGTTAGTACATCTACAGGAGAAGTAAATATTTCTTCTTCTACTGCTGGTGCAACTTATTTAATTACTTACACAGATACCAATGCTGCAACTGCTACTTTTAGTTTAACAATAAATAATTTAGATAATGCTGCCTTTGCTTATTCTGCAAGTAGTTATGAGCCAACAGGCTCAGATCCTACACCAACTATTACAGGATTAACAGGTGGTACATTTAGTTCTACAAGTGGTTTAGTGTTTGTTGATAGTGGTACTAATACAGGAAGCTCAACTGGTCAGATAGATTTAAGTGCTACAACTGAAGCTACTTACACCATTACTTATGATACTACTTCAAGTGGTTCAAGTGTTTGCCCAAATACATCTACTCAATCTGTAGAAGTTGCTGTGGCTGGAATTGCTAATAATTACAGTATGAATTTTGATGGTTCAAATGATTATATAGATGCTGGTAGTGCATCTTATTTAAACAGTTTAAGTCAGTTTAGTATTTCAGTATGGTTTAATCTTACTACTGCTGCAAGTAATAAATGTATTATTTCAGATTGGAATTATAATACAAGTCCTTTAGGTCATTTTGCATTACAAACACAAGACGCTTCTGGCAGTAATTATGCTTTATTATTATTTATAAAAGCAACAAGTGATGCAGGTGTTAACAATGTTAAAACATCTGCTATATTAACTGAAAACACTTGGCATCACGCTGTATTTACTTATAACTCAGGTACAGTTACTTGTTATATTGATGGTTCTTCTGTTTCATTAACAACAAACGGAACAATACCTACTACTTTAACAAGTCAAGATGGCAATTTATTAATAGGTGATTTTGCTGGTTTAAATAGATTTTGGAACGGCTCTATTGACGAAGTAGCAATCTGGAATACAGCTCTAACATCTACACAAGTATCTGAGATATACAGTGCAACATCAACTAATTTAACTAAAGATTTAACCACAGTATCAGGTAGTAACCTAAAATACTGGAATAGAATGGGAGATTAATTATGAGCAACTACTACAATAGACAATGGAGGCTTCCTAACGCTTGGAACGGTACGGAAAGCAATGTAAATAAAAGTAACTATTCTATGGATTTTAACAATGTTTTAGGTATAGAAACAAGTTTAGATGTTAATGAATTTAGTCAAATTACTTTTTCTTTTTGGTTTAAAACAAGCGCACAACAAAACTCAAAGTATATAATAAGTATGCCTGACGGAGCTGCTGCAAATGGTGTTGAAGCTACTTTTACAAATACTTCTGTAAGATACAGGTTAACAGGACAAACAACTGACACAAGTATAGATGCTACATTTACTTATTATGATGATAATTGGCATCACATTGTATGCACTTATGATGGTTCTACACAAAAAATATATGTTGATGGTGCTTTAAGTAATTCAGGTACTGCGAATAATGGAACTTTAAAAACAAGATATAATAAACTTTATATAGGTTCATTTAATTGGGTTTATGGTCTTGGACCTGATGTAACTTTAGACGGAGTATCCATTTTTAACTACGCTCTTTCTTCAAGCCAAGTAACAACTCTTTATGGTTCAAGCTCTACTGGTATAGGAAACCCAATGAGTTTAAGTCCAGCTCCAGTGGCATATTACCCGCTCGGTGACCAAGATGCTTTCAATGGTTCTAATTATTTAGTGCCTAATAGTTCTTTGAAAGATTATGTTTTTGATTTTAGTAGTGATTTAATAGATTCTAATTTTAGTTTAACAACAGGACAAACACAATTTAGCGCAAGTATTTGGGTTAAATTTACTGGTTCTCTTGGAAATGATGAATCTTTAATAGCAAATGAGTCAGGTTATTCAGCAGATGGTTTTGCTATATTTAAAAATGCAAGTAATACAATTCAGTTTAAATGTGAAAGTCAATCTGCAATAGGAACAACTACAATAGCTTTAAATAAATGGTATTTAGCAACTGCCACTTATAACGCTGGTGCAATGGTTTTATATGTTAATGGGCAACAAGAAGCAACGCAAACTACCGCAACAAGCATAACGCAACCAAGCACTCCTAAAACAAGATTAGGAAAATACATTACAGGTAATGTGATACCTTTTACAGGCGAATTGTCTAATGCTCAAATATTCAACACAGCACTATCTTCAACAGATGTAGAAACTCTTTACAATAATGGTTCTCCACTTACTTCAATGAGTGGATTTACTTCTTTACAAGGTTGGTGGAAATTAGATGCTTCTGCTACTTATGATTCATCAACAACAACTTGGACTATCCCAGATGACAGTACAAACTCAAATGACGGCACAAGCTCAGGAATGACACAAGCCAATTTAGTACAAAGTGATTTAAGTTTTAAAACTTCTATTTCGCCGTTTGCTTTAGCTTTTGATGGAGCAAATGATAGAATTGTTTTGGATTCAGCTATACAATTAACTACTAATAAAAGCATATCCGCATGGTGTTATGTTGAGCCAACTGTAAATCAACAAACATTATTAGGAGCAGATGTATTTCCATACTATTGGTTTTGGTTAAATAGTTCAGGTAGTTTAATTTACATAAGAGATACTACTAATATTACATCTTTATCAACAGGAACATTAACTGAAGGTTGGACACATTTCTGTATTACAGGCAATGGAACAACTGCTACACTATATATAAATGGTGCTTCTACAAGTACTGGAGATGATAGAGAATTAGATATTAGAGCTATTGGTGGGTTTTCAGGTGGTTCTGGTTATAATTTTAATGGTAAGGCGTCAAATATATCAATTTGGAACGCTGCTTTAACATCTTCTCAAGTATTAGAAATTTATAATGAGGGTGTACCATCTAACCTAAACAACCATAGTGCTTATTCAAACTTAGTAAGCTGGTGGCAATTAGGTTCTAATAGTTCTTTTAGCACCAACTGGACTGTTTTAGATGAAAAGGGTAGCAACAATGGAACATCTGCAAATATGACTGAGGATGATATAGTAGATGGAGTTGGAAGCTATGCCAATGGAACAAGCTC